GGTTTATCGCTGAAGATCACGGTTAGAAGTTTTGTTGTCTACGCGCTAAGCTGTATATGTCCGGGTTCCGCCCGTAAAGTCCACCATTCTCCGTTTTACGAATGGCTACCGTCCTTTCGGGCACCTCTGGAGCCCTTTATTACAAGCCTGCTGGTACTTCCGGCACTTTCAAAGCCGCTGATGTCACCAATGCCAGCAACAGCATCAACGTTGGCACGTTTTTGAATTTTCAGGTCAACGACAAAGTTGTGTTTGCTGCTGGTGGTGGAACGCTGCCTGCTGGCCTGACTGCAGGTACTGCTGTTTTCATCAAGACGTACACCGCATCTACTGGTGTAGCCACTTTTAGTGCAACCTCAGGTGGTACTGAACTGGCCTTGACTGATGACGGTACTGACGGCACCAGCGACTTCACCATCAAGTTCAGCGAGTTTCAATCAGTTGCAAACGTCCGTTCTTGGTCGTTTGAGGTGACTCGCGAAGAGATCGACGTAACCAGCATCGGTGGAACGCTTGGCCAGGTCGCTCCGTTCCGCACCTTCATCTCTGGTTTTGCGGATGGTTCCGGTTCTGCTGAGGTGTATTTCACTGACGATGACACCACGATTGCCAGCCGCCTGATTGAAGACGTGACCCAGCGCAAGCAAGCTGGTGCAACCTTCAAGCTCTATATGGACACGGTGCTGTCTTCTGGCACGCCGGATGATACGAAGAGCCGTTCCATTGAGATGGAAGCTGTGCTGACTTCTGCAAGCTTCTCCGTTACTCCTGACGATGCTCAGACTGTATCGGTGAGCTTCCGTCCGACTGCTGCTCCTACTTTCGACTTCGACAAGAGCTGATCTTGAATTAGCGACAAGGCCCCTGACATTTGTCGGGGGCTTTTTTAATGCTAATGTAGTAGCACAATCAATTAGATATTCATGGCACTCCGCGCCATTGATCGCCTCAAGAAAGCAGCCAACCTAGAAGCAGTTAAGAAGACGGTTGAGCTTTCAGACGGTACCGAGTTCGAAATGTGGGTGACGCCACTGACGATGGCAGAGCGCGAAAAAGCTCAAAAGCGTGCTGGATCGGATGACGCCAATGCATTTGCGCTCCAACTACTGATTACTAAGGCACAAGATGACGCTGGTCAAGCGCTGTTTCTTGCTGGTGAAATTGACATTCTCAAGAATGAAGTCAAGGACAAGGATCTTCAGTCTTTAATGCTGGCAGTTTTGAGCGATGACGAAAGCGAGGACATCGACCCAAAATCCTGAGCGCTGAGCTTCGGAAGGACAACTGGCTCATGCTTCAGTTTGGCGTTGCCAAAGAGCTAGGCATGAGCCTGACGGAGCTTAGGGCGACGATGACACCAGAAGAAATCCTTGGCTGGAGCGCATATTTTCAAATTTTGAACGAGGACCAAGAGGCAGAGATGCGTAAAGCGCGTAGGCGGCGGTAGACTGCACTTAGTTTTCGCGGTCGATCGTGGCTTATCAGAGCGAGATCGAGCTTCGCGTAAGGGTACTTGATAAAGAACTTAGAGAGCTAGAGGAGCGAATTCAAAAGGTTACAAATCCGTATGACATTGGTGGGCGAAGCAAGGTAGCAGCTGACAAACAGCGAAAAGAACGGTTGCAAATTGAAAAAGAAATATCAGACGCCCAAATAGCTGCTGCAGAAAGGCTGGAAAAACGTAGGCTCAAGTCGTTTCAAACGGCTATGCGCCGAATCGCATTTCAGAAAAGAGAACGTCTTAAGCAAGAGCGAGAAGTAGCACGACAGCGTCAGAAATTAAATGAAAACTTAGCGCTAGGCGTCGGCTTTCCGCTGTTGTTTGGTGGCGGAGCAGGTGCCGTAGCGGGTGGAGCGCTTGGTGCTGTCGCTGGATCCAAGGTAGGTGATGGCGGCGGATTCGGTCTGCAAATTCTGTTTAGTGCTCTTGGTCAGCAGATTGATGCTTTCTTTGCTGGTGTTCAAGAATCTGCCCTCACCGTTGCAACGGCGCTGGATGGAACCAGTGCTTCGCTGGAAGCTGTCAGAGAGGCAGGAATCGTTGTTAAAGATTCCACTATTGAGTATGTTCAGCAGTTAGAGGATTCAGGTCGTTCACTTGATGCCTATAACGCTGTCCAACGCGAATTAAATAACATTTATGGCACAGAAGGCGTAACCGTTCTTCAGGAGTTAAAAGGAGCGAACGAGTTTGCAAACACTGAGGCAGGCAAGTTAGGAGCAGTCTTGCAAACAGAGTTGGCTCCAGCATTCATTTTGCTGGCTCAACTGGGTGGTGGAGCGGCGCGAGCGCTTAGAGAAGTTGTTCCTGCTATTGCTGACGCGATCGGGGAGTTTACGCTGGGTATTCCCGGTGCAACAACAACTGCTCAATTAAGTAAAAGACCACCGGGCACTGATCCGGCCAAAGTGGCAGCCGGTGCAAGACAGCGAGAAGCAGAGCTGCGCACAGATGCTGAAATACGCGGAATCACAGCCGGAACGGAAGCTCTTCGCCGCCAAACAGAAATCGCTCAACTTAACAATGATCTTACTGATGAGCGTGTAGTTGCCCTAAGAAGAGCAGAAATAGAAATTGAAGCGCAGAATAAAATAAGTGCGCTTAACAGGGAAATTACAGAAGATATATTTAACAATAATCTTAAACGATTAAATCTTTCAAAAATAGAAAAAGTACGGCAGCAGGAAGCTCTTGAGATAGCTCAACTTGAGGCTTCTGCGAAAAAAGCTGTTACTGCAGAGACAGAACGAGCAGCAGCAGCGCAAGAACGCGCAGCAAAGGCTGCTGAACGTGCAGCCGAAAAAGTTGAACGCGCTCGAATGAAGGAACTGCAGGATCGCATTGATATTGCAGCCCGTGAACGTCAAAAAGAGCTTGATCTTGAGGCTAGCTTCCAAAAACGAATAACAGCTATCGGCAACGAAACTGCTCTGCTTCGGGGCCAAATCGACGGCAATGAAGAACTGGTGCGCAAGCAGATCGAGATAAATACGCTTGTCGCGCAGTTTGGCGAAAGCAAGCGAGGACAGATTGAACTGTTAGTGAACGAAAAGTTCCAGGTTGCAGAGCAAAACAGGCTTTTCCAAGAACAGGAGCAAATTCTTGGCCAGATCGGACAAACGCTCCAAACTGGAGTTGTCGATCTTATTGGAGCGGCTGTTGACCGTACAAGGAGCTTAGGAGAAGTTGCATCTGGCGTTCTGCGTACTATTGGCAGACAGCTTTTAAGCCTTGGAGTTAATCAGCTGTTTGGGGGATTTAACTTCGGCGGTGGCGGCGGAGGTGGAGGTGGCCTGAATCTTGCTGCTGTTGACGCTTATATGGCAAACGGTGGTAGCGCTAAGGCTGGTGGGTCTTACATAGTCGGTGAACGTGGCCCTGAGCTATTTGTCCCGCGATCCAGCGGAACCATCGTTCCAAACGATGCCATGGGCGGAACTACCAACGTGGTGGTCAACGTTGACGCCAAGGGATCTGCAGCTCAAGGCAACGATGCACAAGCTGGCCAACTTGGCCGTGCCATTGGAGCGGCAGTTCAGGCAGAATTGATTAAACAGAAACGGCCTGGAGGGCTTCTTACCCGCTGATGGCTACTTTCCCTTCTTACGACCCATTAGTCGGCGCTAGCAAGAGCAGTCAGCCGTCAGTCCGCAGAGTGCGCTTTGGGGATGGTTACGAGCAACGCCTAACCTTTGGCTTAAATCAAGACCGTAAAACGTGGGCATTAACTTGGGACGTTACTGAAGAGGCTGCTGACGAGATCGAAGCATTCCTAGAGGCACGAGGTGGTTCTGAAAGTTTTGACTGGTCTCCGCCGGATGAGACCTCAACGTATAAATGGATTTGTTTGGAATGGAATAAAACGATCAATTTTCCTGGCAGAGGTCAGATCTCCGCAACTTTTGAGGAGGTGTTTGACCTGTGAGTGACATCATCATGTTTGAGGAGCTTCTCAAAAGCTCCCCATTTGCAATTATTGAGCTGTTTGAGCTGCACCTAGATCAAGCGATCCACGGCAGCAACGAAATTATCAGGTTTTTCAACGGCGTTGTAGTCCAGACGCAGACGGGAGAGATTATTTACCAAGGCAGAAGTTACACGGCGATTCCTGTTGAGGCTGAAGGCTTTGAGTACAAGGCTGGACAGGGTGGCTTCCCTCGTCCAACACTGCGTGTCGGCAACCTGTTCAGCGTCGTTTCAGCGTTAATGGTGAACGTTAATGAAACGACGTTTGGCAACGATTTGACTGGAGCGAAGGTGGTGCGGATCAGAACGCTGAGTCGCTTCCTAGATGCGGTCAACTTCGACAACGATACGAATCCTTATGGCACGCCATCTGGCGAACAGATGCCAAAAGAGGTTTATTTCATCAACCGCAAGATCGTGGAGACCCGTGATGTTGTTGAGTTTGAGCTGGCGGCAAAGCTTGATTTAGAAAACATCAAAGCACCAAAGCGTCAGTGCTTGGCCAACGTTTGCCAGTGGGAATACAAGGGTGGAGCAGATGGCACTAGGGAGGGATGCAGCTGGCGTCCTGACGGCGTGATCAACGACGCACGTTTTTACGACGAAAACGATAATTTGCTTGGTTCGGCTGCAGCCACCAGTTTTTCTTACAACACTGGCGATGAAATTCTTGCGAGCCAAGCGTCATTGACTGCTGGTGAATTTTTGACCTCAAGCAATGGCTGGTATCGGGCGCAGTTTGGAACAAACGGAGACTTCTTTATTTATGCTAAGAACCAGGACCCAAGCAACATTCAAGAGGTGAGATGGCGTACAGCCACTTCTGGTCAGGGCGGCACCAGTGTCAAGATGGGTGCGAATGGTGACCTACATGTCACAGACGGCACAAACTCATACTGGAACTCGGGATCGGCGTTTTCTGGAACGCCTTCAACCGTGCGCTGGGATAGTTACCTGCCTGAAGGGGAAGGTGGTAGGCACGCCAGCTTTTATCACGAGATTTTCGGCAATGCTGATGACAATGCGAACGTAACTACGACTGCTCAGAAAGCATTTACGCTTGACGATGGGCGCACAATTACTTTGGAATTTACAGCAACAAGTGTTGCGCTTCCTGAGGGTGATGCAAATTTAGCTCTTGGTGTTTTGCGCCGGTGGGAAAACCCAACAGACCGTTTTACCGCTCCAGCAACCATCATAAGCAGTAGCGGTAAATTTAAACGCAACGAAACTTTTGTGGCCAAAATTGAAACAGCTTCTACAAACCCATACGCCAACAGAACAGATGGTTTAGGTGAAAAGTTTCCGATTGTAAGTGCCGTTTACACCGTCACGGCTGTTACTAATAACTACGAAGGCGCAACAGCAGTGCTGCAGAACAACGGCAACCTTCAAGTTATTGATACAGCAGGGACTATTTTGTACCAGACTTATAGCGGTCAAAGTGGTGAGCCTCAGATCAATACCGGAACAGGAAGTGCGCTTGATGATGTTTGCGGTAAACGCCTCAGTAGCTGCAAGATTCGGTTTGGCAACACAGCAGACCTGCCGTTTGGGTCGTTCCCTGGTGTTGGCACGAGCTTCTCATGACTGAGTGGCGTTCTGCTGCGCTTGAGCACGCAAAGGCTGAAGCACCCCGTGAAGCTTGCGGATTGCTTGTCATCGTCAAAGGCCGTGAGCGTTATTGGCCTTGCAAGAACCTGTCGGAGTCACCGGAAGAGCTGTTCATCCTTGACCCAGTGGACTATGCAGCTGCAGAAGACGCTGGGGAGGTTATGGCTGTTGTCCACAGTCATCCGACCACGTATGCGGAAGCTAGTGAAGCCGACAAGGTTGCTTGTGAGAAGAGCGGACTGCCTTGGCACATCGTCAGCCTTGTGACTGATGGTTGGTGCGAGATCAAGCCATCTGGCTACAAGCAAGACCTGCTAGGCCGCCAGTGGGTGTGGGGCGTGAGCGATTGCTGGACCCTTGTCCGCGATTGGTACGCAGAAGAGGGTTTGCAGCTTCGTGATTGGCCTAGGCCGCAGCTATCCACCTTCAATGACAAGCCAACCTTTGAAGATTGCTGGGCAGAGACTGGTTTTGTTGAGGTGCCATTTAAGGAACTACGGAAAGGCGACTTGCTGTTGATGAATATCCATGGAGCGCTGGGTCTTAACCACTGTGCTGTTTATCTAGGCGATCAAGCTATGTTGCACCATCTTCGTGGCCGCCTTAGTTCCAGGGATTTATATGGCGGTTATTATCAGAAGAACACGGGTCGATACCTGCGCCACGAGACGAGGTTTTGACAATGCTGACGACAATCAAGGTCTACGGCAGCCTGGCTAAGTTCTTAGGTCAACGGGTGTTTCGCGCTGCTGTGGACACACCGTTGGAAGCGGTGAGTTTTCTGCGTGCCAACTTTGAGGGTTTAGCAGCCCATATGGCGGACTAT